AGGTTACGAGGTAGTTGTATCAGGTATAAGCGAACTAGCTAATGAAAAACTCGTTGCACCTTTAACGAATGACTATATTTATGTTCGTGATGATAACTATACAGATAAAGACACATTTAAAACGGCTAACGCTAATACTGTATTGCTTTACGAACTCGCCGAGCCCTTTACAGTACCTTTACCTGACGGAGAGCCTATCATCACATTTAACGGCACGAACAACATCTACGCAGATACAGGCGATTGTGCGGTTGAGTACAAGTGCTCTGTTGCGGAATATGTCGCTAATCACAGTGGCGGTGGCGG